CCCCCACTCCTACCTTGGAACAGGCAATGGACTCCATTGACCTTTCCACGATGACCGACGACCAGATTGCCGCTTTGGAGAGCGGCGATGGCGACCGCGTGCGTGGTGCCCTTGGCATCAAGGACGCGCCCGCCCCAGCCCCAGCGGCCAATGCGAACGAACCCGCGCCACCTGCCCCCGCAGAGGACGCGCCTCATCGCATTTCGGTGAAGGCTCTTCCGGCTGAGGATCGCGTCAAGATGGTGAAGGTTCTCGACCTCGTGCGCAGTGGCAAGACAACGGCGGAAGCGATGGCGCAAATCTTCGGCAATACGCCCCCGGCAGCGCCCGCGCCGTCGCCCAAAGCAGACGAACCCGCGCCCCCGGCTCCCGCTCCTGCCGTGCCGGAGGTGGTCGCCACCGCCCAGGCTGCCGTTGACGAGAAACTGGCCGAGATCAAACAGCTTCGCGCCGAATACGCCGACACAACCGACGCCATGCTTGAGCTGACAGACCTCAAGGTGGCCCTCAACGAGGCCAAGCGCGAGGCTGCCACGCTGGCGCAGTCGCAGGCGCAATTTGAAACCGCCCAGGAAGCCAGCCGCTCCCGCGTGCTCGACAAGTATGCCGACCTCATCACCGAGTCGGGCGACTTCATGGACTATTGCGATGCCGAAATTGTGCTTGCAGAACGCAAAGCCGATCCAATCCTGAACAGTCCTGACTGGCCTGAGAAGATTGGGCAGCGGGTTGCCGACAAGTATTTCAAGGGACGCGCCGCGCAGAGCAGCGATTCACCTGGAGACAAGTCAACCGTTCCTCCCGCACCGCGACAAACGATGCGCCTCCCTGGAACACCTATCGGGGACAGTTTCGCTCCCGGCACCCTGACGCCCGAAACGGCGTTCGCCGAAATCGACAACCTTTCCTCCGAAGAATCCGACGCACTGCTCAAAGAGCTGTCGGTTCTCGAAGAACGCCAGCGCAGGCGCTTTTAGAGGACTGATGGGCAAAGGCGGTGAGTCACACGCAAACCAACTTCATCCCCTCTTTTCCCCATGAGCAATCCCGACTATCGTCAGGCTTCCATCGTGCAGACGCTCAGCAATGCTGTCGCTGCCGATCCCTCAGTCGTCGCCAAAGTGTGGGCGCAGCAGCTCCGCAAGGGCGCTCGCTCCGTTGACGACTTTTCCCGTTTTGAAGGCCCGGAAGGTTCCGGCAAGCCCTTCATCGTTCGCAAGGACTTGACCAACGCCAACGCTGGCGACGAAATCAAGTTCACCGTCATGTCACAGCCTCGCGGCCCTGGTGCCCGTGGTGAAACCCCTCTTCGTGGTCGTGAGTCCAGCGTCGATTTCAAGACGTTTGGATGCATCGTCGATTTCTGGCGTGATGCCGTGAAGTTCACGAAGAAGGAACTCAAATTCATGGCTTCCGGTGGTGGCGTCAAAGCCGCCGTGCTCATGCTCCTCCGCGAGAAGCTGGGCCGCCGCCGCATGAATGACATGAAGATGGCGCTCAAGCTCCAAGGTAACAGCAACACCATTTACCCGAATGGCCGCAAGACCCTGGCAAGCCTGAATGCCCTCGACACCATCACGCCGTCCGGCATCACCAACGCGATTCCGCAATGGCGTCGTCTCGGTGGCCGCTCGATCATCACCGAGAACAAGCATGGCTCGCCGGTTTACAAGCCGATGGTGTACATTCCTGATGCCGCTATCGCGAACATCAAGAACAGCACCAGCTACGAGCAGGCGGCGCTGCATGCCGCTGAAAAGAGCAACGACAACGCCCTCTTCTCCGGCATCCTGCTGGACTGGAACGGTGTTGGCCTGTTCGAGCATGCCTCAGTCGATCCTGAGAACGACCAGATTGCCGACCCGCTCGCGCCCCGTGCCGTGCTGTCCACCGGCTTTGGCGTCAACTCGGCGGCCAACGCCTGCGTGCTCAAGAGCCATGCCACCGACACTCTCACGCCGTTCATGGCATGGTTGGGCGGCTACGCCTACGAGTGGTATGAGAACCAATCCTCTTCCACGCTGACGACTGCCCCTGGTGGCGTCGCCTGGACGACTTGGTATGCCAGCATCACGGGTGCCACCTACTACGGCTGGCTTATCAACCCTGATGGCTCCGTTGGCTTCGTGTCCTGGCTGGGTAGCGCCAACAACGGCAACAAGATCACGCTCAATGCGATCTTGAACCCGGACAACACCAACGACACATCGGGCCTCGGCGTTGACACGCTTGGCAACCTCGTGGCGACGGGTGATAGCTGGGGTCTGAACACCGCTGGCAACGCTTACAGCCGCGCTCACGGTGGCACGGGCGCAACGTCGAACTGCTCGCCTGACTTTACCTGGACGGCTGAGTTTGACGCTGGTGCCTACATCATCCCCTGCAACGCCAACGGCGCTGTGGACATGGCTTCTCTGCTCCTTGGGCAGGAAACCGCGATCCGAGCCTATGTCGGCGCTGACGAGATGATCGGTGACAAGGATGATTACTCGTTCGTCAACGGCGGCGGGTATGAAACCATCTTCGGTCAGGCTCCTTGCATCCGCACAGACGGCAAGACCTCCGGTTATTCCGTGATCCGTCATGCCGGTCAGCACCCTGGCTTGGAAGTGCCGACACTCTCGGCATAACCAACGCGACTTCGGCGGCCCTGTGAACTTCACGGGGCCGCCTTTTTTCAACCTCAAGCCCTATACCACACATGAAACCAACCTCATCTCCTCTGCCCAACCGGGTAGATTCCACGATGCTCCTCGGTCGCAAAAGCGAGGGAGAACCCATCGTGATCGTCAAACTGAACGGCGTCGGCAACCTTGCCCCGTTCGATTATCGCGGTCGAGATGTCCGCGCATACGTTTTCCGCTTCGAGAAGGAGCATGGCGCACACGTCTTGAGAGTGCCGCTTTCGCAATGGATGGCAAACAAGGCCGCCGTGGCGCATGACATCATGGATCAGCGCCGTTCGCATCCAGTGATTGTTCTGGTGGAGACGCCTGTTGTCGTGGCCTCCGCGCCATACCCTCCACTGCCCCCAGGCCCATTTCTTCCAGACATTCCTCAATCGCAGGGTGGACAAACAGTCAAGTCGTCAGGCCCATACCCTGAAAGCGAAGGTGCAACTCCTTCCCCTGCAACCACTTCCCCCGCCGAAATGGCCGAAGCAGCTCCCGCAAGCGATCCTAACGTGGTTGGGCAGGTCGTCGAAGGGGGCGCTTCGGTCGCCTCGGATGCGGTGATTCCGCTGCACGAGCAGGCGTTCGACATCGTGGCAAGTCCTCAGCGCATCAAGCCACTCGCAAACGCCTTGGGCGTTGATGAATCCGACCTTCGCGACGCCATTAACTCTCCTGAATCCCGCATCGAGCTTGCTAATGCAGGCTGGGTTCGGCGCAAAGAATAACCTTCATCCCGACCACGCATGAAAAACACATCTGGCATCCGACCTCTTGGGGATACACTCCTCATCGACATCACCCCTGCGGAGCAACGCACCGCCGCAGGCATCGTGCTCCCCACCGCAGTGCAAGGCGCTTCCACCAACTTTGAGGGCGCCATCGTCGAGCGCGGCCCGCAGTGTGAGCGAGCCGAACTCCAGCCGGGCACCAAGGTCTATGTGGGCAAGTACTGCTCCAATGACCTCATTCGAGGAGAACGCCGCTACCGCCTAGCGCCCGAGCACGAAATAGTGGCCGTGCTGGAAGACATCGCGCCCAGCATGCCGGAGCCTGTCGTCACACCCATTCAACCGCACTGACCATGACCGTTCGTAACGCCGTCAACGCCATGTATCGCTATCTCCGCGAGGAGCAGCGAACCATTCCGTTCACTGGCGGCACCTACGAAGACCCGCTTCCTGATGCCGTCCAGTCCTTGAACGCGGCGTTGCAGGTCTTGAGCGTCGAGGCTCCGCTGTTCGCGGCCAAACAGCAGCGCAGCGCGTTCTTTCGCGCTCCTGCTGACGTGGCTGTGACAGGCTTGGCGAATGGAGGCTACACCGCAACAGGCACGTTTCCCGCTCACATGGCGGGATGCTGGATCGACCTGCCGGGAGACAGTCAGACCAACCGCATCCTGTCGATTGTCGAAACTACCGCCAACCTTCAATTCCCCTACTTGGGCAGCCTCACCTCCGGCACGGCCAACGTAAAGTTCGACGCCGCCGAATTACCCCAAGATGTCATCACGGTTTTAGAACCGGTGCGCTACCGCAACACCAACGTCAAACTGCAAGCCTGCGGATCTCGGCACGAGCTGGCGAACCCTGGCAGCCAGACACGCTATTTCATCGAATCGGCCATTGCCAACCGGCTCGTGAAACTTCGCATGATGCTGTCCGGCTACCCCACTGAGGACACCGTGATTGAGTTTCAAGCACGCACAAGCCTTGGTTCGGTTAGTGCTGCGGACGTGTATGATGTGGGCGATCCTGACGCTGATCCCGGCGTGGCGTTGCCTGTTCCTGCCGATTTCGTCGAGTCCATCTTTTTGCCGATTGCGACCGACATCTTTTTCAGCACGCCTACCATTACCAATTACGACGTGTCGGAGCTGCGTAATGAGGACGCGCCAAAGCTGGTGCGCGAGCGTGCAGGACGTGCGTTTGAGATGCTTGCCAAGATGCACCCGCAAGGCAACAAGCGAACCAAGTTCGTGCCCGGCTGGTTGCTGCCTACGGCGTATAGGTTCCCTCGCTTTGGGTG